CCTGGGACTAGGTTGGTCTCATCTACTTCAATAATAAGATTACCAGAAAGCGCAGCGTTGTCAATAGCCATACGCATAAAACCATTCATAAGAGTTTGCGTATCATCCATATTCTCCGCAATACCTACCCCAAAGAATGAGTAAGGGTTATGTTCGTATGGGGTAGCGTAATAAGGGATACGTGCTGGCTTGAAGGGGTTCAATACCATACGTAGGATCTCACCGTTACAAATCCAGATGTTACAGCTAATCTCTACTAAGTCTTTAAACTCACGTGGAATATTAACGCCGTTCTCTTCTAGGATGTCTGTATCAACAAAACCCCAGAACTCTAAGACTTCCCAACGCTCTGACTCTGCGAGAGTGTCGTCGTCTTCCATCTTCATTTCCCAGTGCTTACGTACATAGTCTGGGCTCTGAGAAATAGCATTCTCAATAGCTTCATCACGGAAGTAGGGACGACCCTTCAAAGCACGTAGCTGATTGCGTGACATCTTGTGACGTTCTACTACATATTCTGCGTCATCCATAGATGTAGCTTCTGGGTCAGGGTAGAAGTTCCATACAGATACGTGATTACACTCAGGTACAGTCTTGACTAGTGGATCGTACTCGCCTTGGTCATTCCAGTTAGGATACTCTTTATCTACAGCGAAGGGGCCTTTCATTACGCCTGTACCCAGCAGTGCCATCTCGAAAGCCATAGAGCGTAGATGCTTAGATGCACCACTCTCGTTTAGCTGATCGTGGATCTTCTTTTCCATCTTCTTAGCTGCAACAAGCGCAGGGTGGAAAGACACTGTAGTAGGCGTAGTACCGTCACCCTCAATAACCTTGTCTGCTACTGGGGACAGTTTGTTACGCATACCCGCCAAACGTTCCTGTAGGTCAATGATAGTCTCACCTGGGCGTAGCTTACCATCATCCCCTAGCAGAGGAGTAGGTGCTGCTGTCTGTTCTGTGACTGCCTTAGCTTCATCACCAGCTTTATCTGCGTTAGGATCTACGTTGATGTGTACAGCCTCTGCAACGCCGTCAGGAAGCACGGTAGGGTCTACAGAGAGGGGGAACTTATTATTACCGAACAACACGTCTACAATCTGCCCATACGCAGCGAGAGTCTTGGTTTTAGTTACCTTAACAAATACACGTGACTTCTCTGTGTCAGTGAACTGTACGTCAGGCCCGTATATACCACGGTAGTTACGATACGCTCGTAGCCAACGCTCTTCATCTACAAGTCGTGCATCTTCTGCTCGTCCATAGCGTTCCTTAACGAAACCTACGACGCTATTGACAGACTCGAAGAGCTTTTCACTGCCGTCTTCTGCAGCTACTACTTCATCTGTGTCAAAGTTTAGATCATCAATGTCTGCCATATTTAATACCCGAATGTTGAGTCAGAGGCTTGAAAGCCTGTTTTTTGTTTTGCTGGATCGTAATCCCAGATAGAACTACGAGGTCTTGTCATTATACCATAGCGCAAGGCATCGTACAAGTGATCTTCTGCGTTAGTGTCTACGTCTTCTGGGTTCTTCTTGTCCAGTGGAATAGACGGTAGTTGCGCTATTGTGTTAGTACAGGATGAGAAGAACACGAGTCTTGGCTGCTCAGTATACTCGTCAACCTGTAAGCGGCGGTGTATCTCGTTCTTCCCTGAAACACGGGAGCCTCGTGAGCGATCTGAAGGTCTCCAGCGACAACCCTTCATATTCATTTGCTCAGCCAAGGACGGGCCAGTATCACCTCTGTTATGCCAGAGAGAAGAGTCCAACACGCCGTACCTGATTGTACCGTCATTAGCCTCCGCTTCTAGTATCATATCAGCTAGATCAGAAGCTGTAACTTTAGAGCAGTATAACTCTCTGTATACAACCAGTTGTTCTGAAGGAGTTACAGCAAACCACACAACGCCTGTGAAAGAACCATAACCATAGTCACACGCACGGAACTTAGTCCAGGACTCTGGTATATCGAAAGGCTCTATAACGTGTATGCTCCTGTCAAACTCAGGGAACGCTGCACCTTCGTTAATATCCCAGTTACCCTCAAGTAGCTGCTTCTTCTGGTGCTCAGGTAGCGATAACAGCATCGCTTCGTAGTCACCACTTTCAGCTAGGTGTGGGTTGTCAAACAAACTAGCTGGGATAAATCTGCGTTTAAACAGGGGTTGCCCTGCTCTACTGTGTCCTGCAGGGAACTTTAAAGTCTCACCTGTTTCTATGTCTGTAGCCCAGAACGGTGTGTTAGCTGGTGCAGGATCAATGAACATCTTCTTGACCCACTGATGTCCTGGCCCGCCTGGGTTTGTTGTAGCCCGCATATAGAGCCCTAACTCTTTAGAGCTACTACGTAGACGTGAACGCATGTAGTTCCACCCGTAAGGTGATTGCCACTGCGTTAATTCGTCGAACGCCACGTAGTTAAACGCTTGACCTTGGTAGCGCATAACGTCTGAGTCTTTGTCGAGGTAGGACATCCAAAGTCGTCCCCCTCTGGGAGTAGTCCATTGAGACTTACGCTCGCTCCATCTAATCCCAGGAATAGCTTTAGGATATAGCTCTTGGCTTTTCTGTATAAGTTCACGAAGTTCTTCCGTTGTATGTCGTACAAGTAGGCCACTGAAGTCAGGGCTGTTCATATCACGTAGAGGGTCTGCTAGAGTAGCGTAAGACTTGCCACCACCTGCTGCCCCACCGTATAGCACTTCACGCTCTGAGGAGGCCAGATATTGAGTCTGAGGGCCAGGGTTAGGCTTAAAGACTACGTTCTGTGCTTCGAGTACATCAAACTCAGCTGGTTTCACCTGAGCTGGTACTGTCTCCGTCTGTGTCGTCGTCTTCGTAGGTGTAGTAGCCGAGCCTTTCTTTTTCGAGGATCTCGTACTGCCTGATCGCTTTTTCGAGCCGCTGGGCAAGCTTGCGTTTAATTGCAGCAACTGATTTACGTTTTCTTTCGACATCTATACGCTTTTTCAACCCCATATGTGAGATGTATCTGCCTGATCGTGTAGACAACCAAGCTGCTACTTCCCTGTAACTATACTGCTTTAAGTGCTTCTTTGCAAGCTCTAATAGCTCTAGCTCTTTAGGGATAGGCTTAAGCCACTCATCATCGTCAGGGTCTATCTCATAACCGAATGGTACTTGAGGTACTAACCGTGGGATTCGCTCCCATCTCTTTACTTTGAAGTCAGGCTTAGGCAACATCCAGTAGCCTAGAGACTCACGTTGTGGTGTTTTAGTTATCCGCTTCATCTTGCTCTTTAGGAGGTAGAATAAACAAACCACCAGATGCTTGAACTTCCATACGCTCTGTCTTGACTACACCAGCACGATCCAGGATCTCTTTAGCTGCTGGCATCTTCTCTTTAACGCCAAGCTCAGTAGGGTCCATAAGAGCCTGACCAAATGCTACAGCTGCTTTAGGTCCAATACGTGACATATACGTTTTAGTACCCTCAAAGATCTCGTCCTTAAGCGTATCAACAATCAAACGTGTAGGGGTGTTATCGCTGTAGCCAGCTAGCTTCTTAGCTTTAACTACATCGCCACCCGCTTCATCGAATAGCACTTCGAGAAACTTCTGTTGATTTTCTGTTAATTGTCGTGCCATATTACCACTTTCCTTGTTGTACGCCAATAAAGTAAAACACTGTCGATAAAAAAGCTACACCTAACATAAGTAAAACACCACCTGCTAACCACGTTATTATAGCTTCTTTTATTTCTTCTTGGCGATACTCTTGCTCTTTCTTTTGCTTACGTATCTTAGCTTCTATTCGTACAAGCTCATCCCAAGCGCTGGGCCCCATCACAAAAGAGATATGCTGGCGTAGCTCCTCTCTCATAGATTCTGCCTTACGCTTTGCAGCAAAGACAGCCAAGGCTTCCTGTTCTACGTCCCCCTTGATAGCTTTCCACCACGGAGGGTTCTTTACTTTCTTCTCTGCCTGACCTAAGTCTGACATTGCACCAGCCCACTGTGTAAGCTGACTGTGCATATCTTGCAAGTCTTTACCGACTGCAAAACCTTTCTTAAGTGCGTTAAAGGCTACTGTGGCCCCACTTATAATAGTTACTGGGTCCACGAGCCTCTCCCTTTCTCGTTAGACTTTACTTTTCTTCGTACACGATTCTACGGATGTCCCCACGTCCGATACCGATGTCGTGTAGTTCTTTGTCAGTCATACGATTAAGTTGCATCATAGCGATCTGACGATTGGCTTCTGCCTGACGTGCCTTGATAAAAGCTTTACCTGCTTTAACAAACCAAGTCTTAATATTAGTGGCCCACTTTGTTGATTCAGAAATTACTAGTTCCATGTCCGTTTCTCCTTATTAGTTAGGACGCTAGCTCTATTGCTAGCTATGAACATAGTTATATTTAAATGCTGGGCCGTTACTATTACTTTATTGGAATACCCGTTATGCGTTATCCAACAGGTTGGAACGTTTCGGTGACTGTACACATATAGTCTAGCGTAGGCGAAGCATTACCAGTAGCAACGCAACGAATCTGATCACCTGGCTCAAGCACAAGTGTAGCACCTGTAAGCAGGATGTATTCACCTACACCTAAGTTCTTACCACCAATAAGGTTATACTCTTCTGCTGAATCAGACTTGTACCACTTAGCCAAGGCTGAGGTGTTACCATTAGCATTGACACAGAAAAGCATAGTAACCTCAGCCCGACAGTTAGCGGGGCAGGTGTACAATGTTTCTACAGCATCTTCAGTATCACAGATGACACCCTTACTGATAGTACGTGCTGGTTTGCCTGGCGATACAAGTGTCATTTCTTCTGCACAGCTTTCTTAACAGTCTTAACTACCCAAGCCTCATTCACATCAGGTGTAGAGGGATCGTCAGCGATGAAATGTCCATTCTCATCACGTGCTCGTACAATTTCAAGATCCGCTGTGTCATCCTTTTTTACTGCCTTTGCTTTAGCTTTTGGTTTAGCTTTAGTCTTTTCAGTATCAGCAGCACGACAGATGTCAGTCACATTAGGGTCTTTACTTTGTACGTTACCGTAGTTGTCTTCCCCTGCAGCCTGGTTACCATCAGCATCCCATACGTAGCCATAGTCATCTACAGTATAACCGTACTTAGCTAAAGCGTCTTCGTAGTTATGATAGAACTTGTTGCGTAACATTATTTGCTCATCTTTACTGGTTTAGCTGCAGGGTTAGATGCACCACAAGCAACCATGCCACCTTTGTTGTAGCCCATCTTTTTCTTAGACATGCCACCCTTAGACATACCCATGCCCATCATATCAGGCTTTTTCTTAGCTGACATACCGCCACCCATGTAGCCCATCTTTTTATCTTTATTCATCATAGTATTAATCCTCTTCCATTTCTATATCTTTAGTATCCCACCCTTGGCAGGACTTTTCT